CTGGGCGAAGCGGGTAAGCTCCTCTTTGATCCATTGGTATCTTAGCTTGGTCTGGGTAAAGTACATGTCCAACTCCTATTGTCCAAAGCAGGGCTGGGCAACGGTATGGTTTAAACCGAATGCCCTCATGGTGGCAGATGACCTTGATGGCCTCTGGGCTGAGATTCATTTGGATTTAAAAGCTTGGCCGCCAAACCAGAACGACACAATACACGCCCAGATGATCTGGGTTTCATCGTCCCACAGGTTGTCCAGCGCAACGGTAAATTCCACGTTGGTGTGCCATGCGTAGTAGAAGCCAAAAATCTCAACAAACATAAACATGGCAAACATGCCGTAGGTGATGACGCTACGGGTGGCGGCTCTCATATTAATGACCCAAGTGCTGGCCCCTTGACCCAGTGCTACATCGTGTGCATACAAAGCTTGGCGCTCCTGCATTGCGGTCTGGGCGTTGGTGACCTCTGCGTTGATCTGAATCTGCTCGGTCTGGATATGCTCAATCCGTTCCTGCGCTTCCAGGCCAGCTTTCTTCAAGGTTAGTTCCCGTTCGGTCTGCATGGCCGCAAGGGCAAGCTCATGCTTCTTGTCGGCCCGGTCTTGGAAGAATTCAAGGATTTTGGGCAAGCCGCCCATGAGGAAGCTGATGAGGGATGAGAACAGGGTTAGCATTTTTTAGCCTTTCAGGTCGAAACTTAAATTGGGGTGGCGGGGGTACTGCACAACGCGCTCCCCTTCTGGACATTTGTATTTGATTGTTGCCAACAAAGTTGCCTTGCCGCTGGCAATCTTCTCTTTTTGAACCATTGTCAACTGGTACGTAAATGTATCAATCTCTGGGCCTGCGGGGCCGCTGAACCTGCTGGCTGTGGTGGTTGCTTCATGCACCATACCCGCCGCATCACGAATGCTTGGGGTAAAACTTTCAACGGAGCAGTCATCGCGCTTCTTAATCCGTGCGACAGTTACGTTTATTGGCTGTCCAGCCTCTGCCACGATCTTGAAGTTCTCAGGCGACCACTCAATGATTGCGCGGTCAAACCAGCCAAACTTGTCGGCCAGCGTGTAACTGCCACCCAGTGCGGCAACGCTTGCGGCAACTGCTCCAATGGCCTTGGTGAGGTCAATCATTTTTCTTCCTTCTTTTGAGCTTCTTCAATCTGCTTTCGCAGTTTCTCGGTTTTTTCCATTTGGGCCTTGGCCTCTCGCCTTACCACCATCGTGTCCACATACATCATCCCGACAAGGGGAAGCACCAACACAAAGACCAGTGCAAACAGGACTAAGACCAGAAGGTATCCAAACGACCCTGATGATTGAGACTGATTATCCACATTAGGCCTATCAAGTAAGCGACTACGAAAACCACCGCTACCGTCTCCAGCACCCTGTCCAGAATCTGATTTTTTAACCTTTGTCGCCGCCATGCTTTCACCCGCTTTTCGTGCAGTTCACGAGCCGCCTGCTCTGACTTTTGATCCAAGAGCCGCTGATACTCTTCTACGATGTCACGCCACATATCAGGCATTCCCATCTCCCAGCGCACCATTTTCTCTAAGTCAGCGTAAAACTGCTTGGTCTGCCGCAGATACATTACATTGTCTATGGCTTGTGTGGCAAGGTCGTCTTTGATCCCCTTTTTCTGATTGTCTTCCCGTTGAACTTCCGCTTTCTCGTGGCTGGCCTCGAGCTCGGCGTGCCCCTTGAAGAACTTTGACAGTGCGCCGCCCACTTCCGTGGTGATCTTGGACAGATCATTGCCTGTTTTCTTCAGGTCTTGGTAGACGGCAACGCACCCCTTTATGCCTTCATAGGCACCTTTACAGAGAGCGAATGCCGTGATTGGATCAATTTTTTACCCCTTAAGGGTGCAATGCCCGCAGTTGAGCAAGCGTTGTGCAGGCGTCAGTCAAAGTGGGTAGATCACGCAGGCGCTGTTTTTCCGCCACGATTGCAGTAGTGTCACTGCCAGCTTCCAACGCACGCTGGAAGGCTACATCCTGCGCTGTCAACAAAGGGGCACGTTCGGAACGCAAACGGGTTTTTGTAAGCGCTTGGGCTTTAGTGAAGTTAATTGTCACTGCGCCATCAACTTGTTCCCATGCGTCAAAAAAATCATTATTGTCATAAGGAAGCGTTGATTGAGCAACAATAAAACTTGAAACACCAGTGGGTATATCTTTGGCCTGCACTTGTTCAATTGGCAATTCCCCCGTAGGGACGCAGACGGACACGCCGCCAAGATCATTGGTGTAAATAATTACATCAGACATCTTGGACTCCTTATTTGTTGAGTGTTAAAGGAAATCATATTTATTCGTAAAGAATGTTAATTGAGCCAGCGTCAAAAGTGTCTGTGCCAGTGGTTGTTGTGATGCGAACAGCAGTCAGTACTGCACTTAATGAAACATCGCCAGCACCAGAACAAACGGTTCCAGTGTTATATTTCCCATTATGACTTGATACCCAGTCGTTACCACTAATGTTTGTAATAACCATATGTCCTGACCAAACACCTGCGGTACTTGAAATATAGGCTAAAAACCCAGTAGTGTCTGAAAGAATAGTGTTGCCTCCGCTTACAGCCGCCAAAGCGGTTGATACATACCCACTTGTTGTATAAGTAGTGCTACCCGTCCCAAGTTGAATCAAAAAATTTGCACTTGAATTTAAACTTACCCCTCGAAATTGCACAGTTATACGTTCTACACCTGATGGTATGCCTGTAAAGTTAATACTTGTGCCGCTGGTAGATGCTTGCACCGTTGCTGACCTGATTAAAGCTGAACTTGCCTGAGTGGCAAGGGTGGCAAGGGTGGCAAGGGTGGCCGTGGTGGCAAGCGTTGCCAAGGTAGCCGTGGTTGCAAGTGTTGCCAAAGTAGCAGTTGTTGCTAATGTTGCATTTGTGGCCGAACCCGCAGCAATACTAGATTGCGCCACCCATGTTGGAGCGGCGGCGGCATTGGAAGATAGAATTTGTCCAGAAGTCCCGACAAGAGAATACGCCTGTGCAGTGCCCGTGCCGTAAGTAATCCCGCCATTTGTTGGCGTTGCTGTAGAGTTTGTTCCGCCATTGGCAATAGGCAAAGTTCCCGATATGTCCGTAGTTAAAGCCACTTGAGCAAATGAAGTGTCTGTGCCATTTGAGCGGAGCACTCGACTGTTTGTTTGGGCGGGTAACAATGCGTTGAGGGCTGCGTTTGCCGTGGTTTGTCCAGTACCACCGTTGGCAATAGGCAGAGTTCCTGACACATCTGCTGACAAAGCCACGGACCCCCATGTAGGAGCACCAGAAGCGTTGCCATGCAGCACTTGGGTAGAAGTGCCAGCCAACGTGGTGGCCATAGCCGTGGTGGTTGAGCCGTACAAAATACCGTATTGGGTTAGAACGGCTGTTTGTCCCGTGCCGCCATTGGCTACAGCCAAAGTACCAGTAATGTCGCCGGTACTGATGTCAATGTCATCCCAGGTTGGCGCAGTTGCGACTGTGCCGGTACCCACCGATACCAAGTACTTTCGAGTGGCTGTGGTGTTGCCTGCCAGTTTGGCTAGTGTGTTGGCGGCGGACGAATACAGAGTGTCCCCGGTTGTGTACGTGCTTTGCCCCGTGCCCCCGTTGGTAGCGGCAAGAGTACCCGTAATGTCGGATGTACTAAGGTTAATCGCATCCCAACTTGAGTTTGTGCCGTCGGTCTGAAGGTATTTATTGGCGTTGCTTGTTTGGACGGGAAGCAGCGCATTGAGTGCCGCGTTAGCCGTAGTCTGCCCAGTGCCGCCGTTGGCGATGGGCAGTGTGCCTGTCAAGTTTGATGCTTGTATTTCATAGAAGCTTGTCCCATCTGACCAGACCATGACCTTGGAGCCATTGGCAATTAGAACAGTAGCCGTTACTGTCGCACCACCAGCAAGCGTGCCCGTAGCAGTTGCAGTAATGGTTTGCCCCACAGTCGGTATTGCAGACAAGCTACTAAAAAACGCCTGCCATTGCCCCAGAGTTGTGCTGCTTAGAGTTGCAACCGTGTAAGCAACCCCGCTGATAATGCTAGTGCCCGTACCCGCTGCCGTGGTGTTGCCAATCACAGTCGAGTTGTAGATGGTCATTGACTGGCCGCTGTCGTTCCAAACAATATACGCTTTGGAGACGGGGGGTGCGTAGACCGCAAAAGCCGCGCCAGTTGTGGTGGTGAACCGCAGCATGGCGTACACAGCTTGGTTTGCAGAGGCCGTAGATGTAGGCCCGCTGGTGTATGTCAAAGCTTGGCTGGCCGCAGTTACGCTAACCGTCTGATACCCGGCGATCGACGAGTCCAGCACATAGGCCAAATTGTTGTTGGTTGTGTCCCCCCACGTACCCGCCTGGGTGCCGTTGGTGATGAGTTCAATCCGTAGATTTGATGAATAAGTGCTCATTTAATTTCCTTATTTGGGGTTATATAAAACACGACACATTAACAACTTCCATATCTAATGGAGAACCAGTGGTCATGTCGGAAGTAATAATAAGCAATGTAGCGCCCGTAGCACTGTAGTTTTCAGTAGTTACTCCAAAATTACGTTCGTTGGTAGAGTTTAATGTATAACACCCTCCTGTAACGGCACAAAAATTTGCGCTGCCCAAAGCGTTCGTAAAGTTTAGTGTGTAGTTCCCCGCGCTGTTACGTGTAACGCTAGTGACATTAAAACTGCCCCGCCTAGTACCAGTGTTACCGTTAAAGTTTACCCAAGCTTTTGAAGCGTTTGTAGCCGTGGTGGCCAAGGTGGCCAAGGTGGCCAAAGTTGCAAGGGTTGCCAAGGTCGCTAGGGTAGCCAAAGTGGCATTGGTAGCAGAAGACGCCGCGCCACTCAAAGTAGCAGTGATCGTGCCTGCGCTGAAGTTACCCGAGGCATCCCGTGCAACAACTTTGCTGGCAGTGTTGGTGGTAGTTGCATCCACTGCAAAGGTACGGGCGGTTGAGCCATTAAAAGTACCGCCGCTTGTAAGGTATGTCCCCGCCGTCAGAGCCGCTGCTGTAGCGTTTGCTGTGGTCGCCGTAGTAGCCAAAGTAGCCAGGGTTGCCAAAGTCGCTAGGGTAGCCAGAGTTGCGTTGGTGGCTGCGCCTGCGGTATAGCTGCCAATATTACCTGCGGAAATGGCAATGTTGGGGCCAAAATAATAGTTTGCCCCGTCAAAATAAACGTAGTTGGCCCCGGAACTTGATAAATATATAACCCCGGTAGTGCCGCCACTGCGATACGCTGTAACGTCACCGTTTACAACTGTTAAACCCGTGCTTACACCGGCGGTGTTGGGCGTAATGATCGCGGTTGTGGCTTTAATTTGCCCCGCAGTTGTTGAGGATGTGCCAACCCCCAGCGAGTTGACTTGATAATTGTTGGCTGTGTTAAGCGCATTGGCCGTTGTAGCAGTTGTAGCCAAAGTTGCAAGCGTAGCCGTAGTGGCCAAAGTTGCAAGCGTAGCCGTAGTAGCCAACGTAGCCGTAGTAGCCAGTGTGGCGTTGGTTGCCGAAGACGCCGCGCCGCTTAAGGTTGCGGTGATTGTCCCCGCGCTGAAATTGCCTGAGGCATCCCGCGCTACAACCTTGCTGGCAGTGTTTAGGTTAGTTGCATCTACTGCAAACGTGCGAGCAGTTGACCCATTAAAGGTGCCACCACTTGTAATATACGTCCCACCCGTTAGGGCTGCTGCTGTGGCGTTTGCTGTTGTTGCAGTTGTGGCTAATGTGGCTGTAGTAGCAAGGGTCGCCAGTGTGGCAAGAGTCGCCGTAGTGGCCAAGGTTGCATTGGTAGCTGAACCTGCTGCAATGCTGGACTGAGCCAACCAAGTGGGGGCTGCTGCGCCATTGCTTTGCAAAACCTGCCCGGAAGTGCCTGCTAAAGAATACGCATGGGCCGTACCCGTACCGTACCCAATACCACCGTTGGTGGCAGTAGCTGTAGAGTTTGTGCCGCCAGAAGCAATTGGTAACACTGCACTGTTGGTAGCCGTTAACGTGGTTCCGTCGGCATAAACCGCCCTTTCAGCCGGGTACGTAACAAACACATCTTTGGTGCCCGCACTGAAATTGACAGCCGTGCCCCCATTACTTGACTCTAAAATTGTGTCCCTTGAGAGCAAAGTACCAGCAGCAGTGTATGTGCCAATCCCAACTTCCCACTCAGAACCGCTTTGACCTGCAATCGTGTAGTAGGTGGTGTTTGCGTTACCAATAACCGAGAAAGACTGGAACCCCGTGGCTGCGCCAGCAAGCGTGATAGTGCCGGTACCCGTGGTTGTGGTGGTTTCTTTAACCCTGTCTTTTAGTACTAAAGCCATATGTGTCCTTAATCCGTTTCAACCAGCACCCAGTCGGCGGTTTCTGCGTTGTTCACCAATGCCCACGACGCTGTTTCTGCATTGTTCACCAATGCCCACGACGCTGTTTCTGCATTGTTCACCAATGCCCACGACGCTGTTTCTGCATTGTTCACATTTTGCCAGTTTGCGGTCTGGCTGTCATCAACCAATTTCCAATTTACCGCAACTATAGTCCCAACCCCTCCCGTGGCTTGCACGCCAGTCAAGGCAACGGTTCTGACCCCATTGCTTATTGTGCCTATTGCCCCCGCCGCAGATACCCCCGTTATAGCAACCAGCTTTGTAAACTCAACTGCCCCAACTGCCCCGGAAGCGGCGACACCTGTAACGGCAACCAGTTTTGCAAACTCAACTACCCCAACTGCACCGGAAGCTGAATTGCCTGTAAGGGCGAGTGATGTGGCTGGGGCTACTGCCCCCAATAACCCAGAAGCTGATACCCCCGTTATAGCAACCAGCTTTGCAAACTCAACTGCCCCAACCGCGCCTGCTGCCGATACTCCAGTGAGGGCCACTGTCTGAACAACCCCTACATTACCTACAAATCCGTTGGCAACGTCCCCATCTTCACCCTCTGAGGTGCTGGGAGCCATTGTCTCAACCGCACCAGAAGCGGATACGCCTATGAGCGCAATTGATGTAGCGCCCCTAGACACTGTGCCAACCGCACCAGAAGCAAAATTGCCTGTCAGAGCAACCGTTGTGCTGGGAGTTACTGTCCCCAACAAACCAGATGCAGACACCCCGGTAAGAGCCAGCGACCTCTCAGCAACCGTTACCGCTCCGACAGAACCCGATGCCGCCACACCTGTCAAAGCAAGAGCTGTCGCACCCCTGGAAACCGTGCCAACCGACCCTGTAGCCAATACCCCAGTAAGGGCAATCGTTGTGCTGGGAGCTACTGTCCCAAGCAGTCCTGATGCTGCATTGCCCGTCAAGGCAAGCGATGTAGCGCCTCTGGAAACCGTCCCAACTGCACCAGAAGCCGACACCCCGGTCAATGCAATCGTTGTGCTGGGTGCTGCGGTTCCGACAAAACCAAAGGCTACATCACCATCCTCACCTTCGGAACTACTGGGAGCAACTATGCCCACTGCACCTGAAGCCAAAACCCCGGTAAGGGCAAGTGATGTTGCACCCCTGGAAATTGTGCCAACTGACCCCGTAGCGGATACACCTGTAAGCGCGATTGATTGACTTGGGGTAACCGTACCAACAGAACCAGAAGCCGATACGCCCGTCAAAGCAAATGATCTTGCTCCAACAGCAACTGTCCCGGCAGAACCTGATGCTGATACGCCTGTAAGCGCAATTGTCGTACTGGAGGTTACTGTTCCAACAATACCTGTAGCCGATATGCCAGTGAGAGCGAGAGATGTGGCACCCCTGGAAACCGTGCCAACCGACCCTGTAGCCAATACCCCAGTAAGGGCAATCGTTGTGCTGGGAGCTACTGTACCGACCGACCCTGTAGCTGATACCCCGGTGAGCGCAACTATAGTTGCTTGAGTTGCGGTAACTGTGCCAACAGAACCTGTGGCTGATACCCCCGTCAGAGCAATTGTTGTGCTGGGAGCTACTGTTCCAACTGCGCCAGAAGCAGCCACGCCTGTCAAAGCAACCGCATGACTAGGTGCTACCGTTCCAACTGCGCCAGAAGCAGTTGCGCCCGTAAGATCGACGGAATGAGATGGCGTTGCTGTACCTACGCTACCTATCGCAGCATTGCCATCTTCTGCTGGGCTGTTTGTCTCTGTAACAGACCCAACACTACCTGTAGCCGATACCCCGGTTTTAGCAACCGATATGCTTGGCGTTGCTGTGCCTACCGCCCCGTTCGCGGCAACACCAGTTAAAGCAACCGTTACCGGCGATCCACCAGCAAGAGACGCAAACGGGACTTCGGCAAATGCGGCTATACCAAACATGGCTTACGGCCTGCGCCGCCCCCGCATTAAGTTGTGGCTAAGCGCAACAGAGCAGTCGAAGTCGTGTTGGAAGGCATCGTCAAGGTGAAAGTTCCCGCCGTGATTGTCTGTGAACCAAACGTGTGAACACTAACCGCCTTGTTGCTTTGAGTGGAGTTGTAGATCAACACTGCATCAAACGCCGTGGTCAAAGTCACTGTGGTATAGGTGATTGAAGCCGAAGGCGTAACAAAACCCACACCTGCCGTAGCAGAAGAGTTGGTTGACGTTGGCGTAGTTGTAGTTGTTACCGCAACACCGCCTGCCGTATAACCTGTACCAGACACTTCATTCGTAGCTGCGTAAGCCGTGGTAGAAGCATTAACAGTGGCTGACGTCAAATACAGTGCCGCTTTAAATGTATCCCCAGTTGGAGACGTCAAACTAGTGCGTGAAACAATAGTTGAAGCCCCAAACTGATGTTGGGCTGACATCAGTTCACCAAGGAACGATGTACACATTGATTGGGTGTTTGCCATGATATTTCCTTATGTAAAAGAAGCGGTTTCGCCACCAGCAAAAGTTGGCGGTTTTTTCAGAGTCACATGAGCAGAACGGTGAACCAATTCGCCTTCCAGCCAATACTCAACCCAAGAAGTTTGTTCGTTGTCATTATCCACGGTTCCTTCCCGCTTTTCAAGCAGGGTGTCGTCCATGTCGCCTTTTGTCGTGGTTACTAGCATATTTGCTCCTTAAACAAGTCGAATGAGTGCCGATGTGCTGGTGTTCGCAGGCATCGTCACGGGGAAAGTTGCGCTGGATGTTTTGTTAGACCCGAAGTCCAAGACGCACACAGCGCCGTTGGCCCCCGGAGTGTAAATCAACGCACCCCTGGCAGTGATTGCGCCCGTCCAAGACGGCGAAGAAAAGTTGATGAACACAATGCTTCCAGAAGAAGCAAGTTCGGTACCGATGGTGGCTGTTACCACCAGACCGCCGGGGGCATAATTGCCGCCAGACGCCTCATCCGCCGAAGTGTATGCAGTGGTGTTCTGGTCAAGTGTGGCGGCATTGGTGTACAACGCCAAGTAAAACGTGTCCGACACAAAATTAATTGTGCCGTTCACCAGCCCTGACCGAAGTGTGTTGCAACTGTAGTTGCCCGTGAACGCCATCAGCGAACCCCACTATTCTGGGGCAGGGGCGATTGCCGATACTGCCCACTGCGGTACGCATCGCTACGCTCCAGCCCATCGCCCAGACGCTGTGCCAATGCAAGCGCTTCCTTGTATTTGCCGTCATACAAAGCGATCAGGTCTTGCTCACCCTTCATGAAGGTGTACGCCTCAACCAAAGAACCATACAACAACACGCTGTCAAAGTTGTCACCAAGCCACGTTTGGCCAGAAGCCACTGTGGTGATGGATTCAGGGTAATAGTAGTAGTGCAACTCTACGTAGTATGTTGCATCCGGTGTAGGGCCAAGAATAAGAGACAACTCGTTTGTAATTGCCGAACTGACAATTGTTGGGCCAAACAAAGCGTAGTATTTTGGCTCTCCTGTGTCATTTGGATTTGGGTATGCCTGACGGATGAAGTTCACATCTTTGTTGAGTAAATACTCATACGTGCCCGTATCTAAATTAGCGCCCGTAACACCTGTCACCAACGCCAAAGAATAAACAGACAAGAAGTCGTCGGGCAAAGACACGTACTTGTTGTTTATGGTGATTGGGGTGGATTGATTCTTACGCAGCGAGGGGAACTGCACCGAGTTGTATATACGTTGTTCAGCCTGCGTGATGCAAGTATTAATCTGTGTCGTTGCAGACACAGTACCCCCACTTGCAAGGTACACATCGGGAAACTGATTCTCGGTGTAGCTCTGAATTGTGTTGTACAACTCGGTGTAGTTCATGCCATCGGGCCTCTGGCCATCTTGCCTTTGGTCTGCGCTTTACCGCCGCGCACCACGATACCCGAAGTTTTCATGGGTGGGTAGTCTTGGCTGCGTGTGTTGGCCACAGACACGTTTGCTTTGCGCATCGTCTCTTTGGCTGGCTCTTCGCCAACAATTACGTTGGCTACTTTGGTTGGTTGCGTGTAGGTTGCCATATCAGCCTCCACGACCAGGACTGCGCTGGTTCATGACCTTGGCCATGTTGCGCCCGTATTTGAGCATATCGCCGTTGGTCTTGCCGCCAGCCTTAAGCTTGGTCATGGGCTTGCCAGGGTGCAGCTTTTTCTCATGCTTATGCACCGCGCCTGCGATCATCTTCTTGTCTTGTGCCAAGTCTTTCTTGTCCATCTTCGACTCCTTATGTCGTTACTACCGTAACTGTACCCAATTGCACGCCCAAAACCAAGTTATTTGGTGTTAAAGCGGCATCAAAAAATACTGAGCCCCCAACAGGAGTCCAGCCCCACTGAAAAATCCTGCTGCCCCCGCTGAGAATCCCTTGGGCGTCAGCCGCCGAACTGTTGGTCAGCTCAATTTGCAGACCTGTGCGACCAGACACTTTGTAGCTGATGTCGGGCCTTGGGTCTCGTATCCCCTGCGGGTCATCCACCGGGTACATACCCAGTTGCAACTGTGGCTGATCTGGGTCCCAGCACTGGGGGCACACCTTGAGATCATATACCTTGGTCTTGACAACTTCTTTGCGCAGCGTGGTCAACTTGAAGCGAAACCCGCAACGGTCACACTCCGCAATTGAGTTCTTGCCAGACGCAAACCTGTTACCCATTACGTACCCCCAATGAACATCTGCCTGGGCACAAGCCGCAGGGACGCACGTTCTTGGTCTTCATCCGCAGCCGACATCCAGGCTTCGTCATACTGTTGTTTGAGCACGCCCAGGCGCTCCATGCCACCAGGAATCTTGAGCGCAATGTAGTAGGCCAGTCCTGCTGCCATACATGGGATAAAGCGGAAGGGAACATCCATGACGTTCACGCCACCGCCAGCATCTTGCACCCGGCGCATGCGCCAGTAGACAAACTGGTAGGTCTGGGAGCCATCAGGTGTGGGCCACACAGTGACACGGGGGGTGTTGTTGACGCGGACGGGGTCGCTTGCAACGGGTGTCTGTTGGGTCGTGCCGTTTTGCGCACGAAACACGTTACTCAGGGTATTTCCTGAAATGTAGTTGTAAAACACAGTCTCTGTGCCACCTGTGGCCACGATGTCCACGTACCCAATTGCGGGAAGCCCAACAACCGAACTCAACGTGATCGTTGCCGCAGTGAGGTCTTGGGACACAAACGTCGAAGCGGTGGTGGCCACCTGCCCGTCCAGGCGCTGATACCAGACCTGGATAGGCCGGGCTTGATTGAGCTTGTTGGGGATGGTTGCGTAGGTGGACACGCTGATGCGCGTGATGGTCAAGTCCGCTTGGTTGGACAGGATGTTGGCATTGGTGCGGATCACATGGTCAAGCAGATCAACGGTGTCCGTTGGAACGGCGTAGGTGTTCAGTCCTTGTGTCAGGGTAATCGTCCCCTGCTCAAACGTCCACATGTTGACGCCACGGTTGGCCCAGTCAGCAAACAGTAAGTTAAGGGACCGACGCGCTGTTCGCAGGTCATACCCCGTGCGCATTTCTGAACCCGCACGCTCGAACGCTTCCTCAACCAGCTCAGTGAGGTCAAGGTTAAAGCCTGATTGTCCAGAGGTAACTGCCATGATTAAAAGCCCCCACGCCGTCCTTGCAACATCGACGCCAAGCCTTGCAGACCCATTTGACCGCCGTATCCACCACCGCCCATGCGTCCGCCGTAGCCGCCCCCACCACCGTAACCGCCACGACCCCCGCCGTATCCGCCACGACCACCGCCGTATCCGCCACGACCGCCAAAATCAGGCATGCCCATCCTGTTGTCTATACGGGGGCCGGGAAGCTGCCGTCGCATAAAGTCACCAATACCGATTTCTGAAGCCACCTGCTCTGAGCCGGGTTGCTGTGGCATTACAGCCGCCCGCATGTCCCCAAATGTTCCTGGTGGTGGTGGCATATCCACAGTCATACCGCGTCTAGCATCCTCTTGGGTAGCCTGCTGCCACGCGGACTGTAGCCGTGTTTGGTCTTGCATGTTCCGTTGTTGCTGCATCTGGTCAATGTTGCCGTATGGGTTTCCCATTTGTCCCATTTGTCCCATTTGTCCCATTTGTCCCATTTGTCCCATTTGTCCCATTTGTCCTTGCTGGGGTTGGGCCATCCCCCGCATCTTGCCCTGCAAGTCTTGCATTTGCTGGAACATAGGGGCTTTTTGCATGTACTCGTTCATCTGCCGCCCAAGGTCTTGCTCCTGCTTCTGGTACGCCTGGAAGTCAGGGTTGTCCATGTACGCAGGGCGCTGGCCCATTGGTTGCGGCATTTGCATTGGCGTTGGTTGGAAGGGCCCGTTTGGGTTTTGCAACTGTTGCTGCCCTTGCGGCTGACCAAAATTGTTTTTGTATGCCTCATAGCCTTTTTGGTCTTCTTGCAACTGTTGCTCACGAGAACGAAACTGCTGATCTTGCATACGTGGCGTCGCACGATACTGCTCAAAAGATTGGAGTTGATTGGGCTGTTGCTGCTGCTGAAATTGATTCATCCCATAGCCGGGACTTTGGTTAGGCCCCAGTTGCTGCCCACCAAACGGGTTCTGCATCTGCTGCATACCATACGGCTGTTGTTGCTGCATGCCAAATGGGCTTCCCCCTTGAAAGCCGCCCGCAGATGCGTTGCCCATGCCCCCACCAAAGTTGTTCATGTACGGCTGCGCGTAAGAGGGGACGCCCCCACCCGGCTGCGCCGATGCGTTGCCCATGGGTTGTTGCCCCATGCCGCCTGAACCGCCTGCACTTCCTGCTCCGCCTGCCATTATCGGTACCCCGCTGTTTTCTTTGCGATGCTTTTGGGTTGCGCCACAAACTGTTTACCTGCCGCCTTACCTGCCCGTTTGGCTTTGGTGGTTGCTGCGTACTCAGAAGGACTGAGCGCCTTGATTGCCGCTTCTGGCAAGTACCGCTCACCCGTTTTTGACGAAGGCTTCCCCGACTTGGTGCGCCATTTCTGGTCACCCCAGTTTTTAAGGGAAGTCTGCGGTGCTTTCACTTCATCACACCCCGCGTCTTACCGCGTTGCGCTATTCCGTCTGCACGTTTGGAAGCGGAGACCGTGCCGCCTTTTTTCATGCCACGAGTTTCGCGTTGCAATTCGGAAGCATACTCTTTAGCTTTAGCGTCAGGCAGTGTAAACCCCATAGTGTTGGTTTTGCCGTTCTTTGTTCGGTAGATATAACTATCCCCTGTTTTAACGCCAAAATTGTCGTCAACTGTCCCTTGACTATCCGCCCCGCCAAGCGATTCGGGCTCTGTGCTAAACCTAGCTTTACTGGATTTTTTCTTTTCAGTCACGATAACCTCCTCCAGCCGCCTTGTATTTCTTGGCGACAAGTTGTGCTTTACGGGCTGACCATTGGCCTGCACCCGTTCCGTGGGTTGCGGCTGCCTTCACCTGGGACACGATTTTCTTGCGAAGACCGGGCTTGGTGTAATTGCCAGCAGCATTGACTTTTCCACCTTCTTTGTACTCAGTGAAATCGGTGTCATCCCGGCGCTTTTTGCGCTTGGCTCCGGGCATTTTGGAGGGGTTGATGTCCCCCATCCCACGGCTGGCCATCATCTCAGCACTTGCCGCCGCGCTTCATGCCCAGGGGCGTGGAACCAGCCATCTTAATCATCGTGCCCTTGGTTTTACCCTTGGAAGCGATACCGTCACGGCTGGGAGCACCAGTCTTGACGCTACCCATTTTGGCGCTGGTCATGCCACCAGAAGCCATCTTCTTTGTGCCCATTGCTTTTTTCTTAGCAATCATTTCCATGAAAGGGTTTGCTTTAGCCATATCACCACCTCTTTTAAAAGACTTGCCTTTGTCGGCGTTGCTGAAATCTTTGCCCACAGACTGTGGGACCCCTACCTTCTTGGCAAACGATGGGTTGTTGGCCACCGCAGCCATGAAATTGTGCTGTTTTTTACTTGTTGACGGCATCGTCGGCCTTCTTGTTCCAGGGAAGCAAGTCAGAAAACGATCTACCCGTGACCATTTCCGTAATCCGCATGGAAGTCCACACGATGGTCAAGACACCGCCGACCAGAGCAACAACAGGCGTGACAACCCCGAGGAAGCCCCCAAGGCCCATTACAACTGCCGCGCCGTCAACCATAGCCTTTGTGTCGTGGTTCATGTCAGCACTTCCAAGCCCGCAGGCTCTTGTTAATCCGACTGTTTGGGTCTTTGGCTGTCTTCTCGGACGTGAGCTTTTTCTTCATCCCAGTCATCCTTGCACAGAAAGAGTCGCGCCTGCTGCCGCCCTCGGGCTGCGGTGCTTTCAACCCCGGCTTGCCGGGATTGGCTTTGTTGTAGGAAGCCCGACCCTTGGCGTTCAAGCCGCCCTTCTCGGATTTGCCTTCCTTGCGTTGCCATGCAGGTGACTTAGCCATAGTAAATCTGCGACGCGTCAATACCGCTCATGTAGGAATAAATTCCATTTATTGCTAGTACGCCTTCGCCGGGAATAAGCGGAGCATTTTGAAACTCGTCTGTTGCGTGGGTTTCATAGGTTAACAACCAACGATTTGCGCCACTGACATAAACCGCTGCTGGAGAACCTGTAATATTCCCAGTATTGATGTCTACAAGCGTAAACGAATCCGCGTTGACTCTAGTAATAGAATAATTTCCATCAGTAGCAGCGCCACCTGAGCCACCCGCAAAATGTATACCTACAACATCTCCAGTAGACAATCCGTGCGCCGTCTTAGCCACCGTCACGGTCGTGCCAGTGCGTCCATAAGTAACGCTTGAAGTTACTGGGGCTGTGGTTGAATCAAACAATACAAGAGTGCCACTACCACCATAAAAAGAAACGCCTTTTACACGGTTGCGTCCAAGAACAAAAAAACCGCTTTGGTTTAAATGACCTTGTTTTACGTCAGTTTGCATCGTCATAATCAAACTCCTTTTTTAACAGGGGCCGAAGCCCCGTTGGGTTGATTAAGAGTTGGCAAACGGCGTGGCAACCGTACCCGTACCAAGCACCGTGCCTTCAACCATGTACTTGTTAGCTGCAATTGCAAAAATCCGCACCCATGAACCTGCAACACCACCAGTGGTCGTGCCATTCAAGTTGATGAAGTCGTTAGCGGCAGCGGCAAAGAAACCAACCAATGCAGCGCCGTCTGAGTCAACGTCGTTCATGGTAATTGAGCCAACGTATTTGTCAGTACCGTTTGTACCAATCTTCAACGAGCTGGTGGCAATCGTTGTGGGAACCCAGATGGTGTACAAAACACCTTCGTTGTTAACTGTGCTGGGGTCTTGGCCAGGGCCAGAAGTGGTGGGGTTTGCCGTCATGTTGATAGCGGGCAATGTCAGCGTCAGTGCAGCAGCCAATGTGCCGCCAACAGAGATGATGCGACCGCCATGAGCTTCGGGGCTTAATGTGGTGCTAGAAGTGATTTCAACGACAGCCGCTGGGCCTTGTTGGTAAATGCCGCCCAAAGAACGAATTGGGCCTTGAAACGTAGTGCGTGCCATGATAATTTCCTTACATGCAAGTGGGGCGTATCTGTCTGCATGTCGTCAGCCGGGACTGTCAGATACACCGGAAAGCCCGGAATAGTTGCAATATACACTAAAAGAAAAAGGGGCACAAGGCCCCTTTTTCATAGACACATTAAGCGCCTGCGGAACCCCACATACCGAGGGGATCAGACCAGCCGAAGCTGTAACGCTCACGAGCCTTGTAACGGACGTTGCCCGTATCAAAGTCGCCGTCCATCGAGTTTGCCAGGGGCATACGCTCGAAATGCTTCATGCCGTTGGGAACGTCGGTAATCAAATACCAGCCATTCGAATCGGTCAAGAAGTGGTTGACACAGTAGCCTTCAGGAATCGCACCCATCTGCTTGATAGCGTTGATGTCGTTATCAGCAGTAGAGACACGCAGTTCAGTGTCAAGCAAGCGCTTGGCAACGAACATCAGCGCTGGGGGGATGACCATCTTGCGGGGCTTGGCAGCGATCAACAGACCACGCTCATCGGTCCATGCAGCGATTTGAATCACGGCATTTTCCAAGGAGGTTTCGTTCAAGTCCACGCCAGTGGTGGGGCTGTTGAAGTTAACCGCGCCATTCACCAAGGGGTGGCCAACACGAGTGCTGGAGCTGTTGTTACCAAACAAGGTCACGCCGTCACCACCCAGGTAAGAACCGTTGAACCCGTTATTGATAACGGAGGCGGCTTTAACCTGCTTGGTGTAGGACATCGCACGAGCCAGGGCTTTGGTGTAACGAGCAGACAGTGAGTCGTACAAGTTATCTTCCACAGCTTCCTCGGTGATCGAGAAGCCCAGGGCGATGGTCTCGTGGTTGTAACGGGCGGTAAACGCTTCCTGCGCATTGTCGTAGGAGATAGCGGAACCCTCGTTCTTGACGGGAGCAGCACCGAAACCAGCAAGCTTGGTCTCTTCTTCGAAGCTACGCTCTGATTTCTCAGTTTCGTAGATTTCTTTGTGCTCTTCGCCGTAACGAGCGTATTCCAAACCGAACAAAGCGTTCAGACCAGGGAGCAACTCTTTAAGTAGTTGTGCGCGTGAAATTGCCATTTTGAGTTACTCCTTACAGACCAACTGCGTTGGTAAATGAGTGATAGCCGGGATTGATTTTGACCAGAATATCGGTGTAGGCGTCGCCCACAGTCGAGAAACCAACCATATCAACAAACCCAACAACACGGAATGCTGCGGTGGTGGTCACAGCCGAGGCACCTGCTACGACGGAAGCCGTAGAGTTACCAGTGGATGTGCTGCCAGTTGCCACAGCGCTAGTTGTGAAGAACACGTTTGCGCCCACGGCAGCTTGCGTGACAGAGCCAGCAGACTGAACTTGGAACACAACACCGGGGTCATCCACAACGTAGGCGTTAACCACACCCGTGGTACCCGTGGGGTAGTACTGAGCGTAGATCACTTGGCCTTGTGCGTTGATGTAAGAACAGCCAACAAACACACCTACGATGCCCGTGTTAGCGGTGCCAGTAGGAAAGCCGTTGGTGGTCGCATCAGCGCCAGTTGCGGTGGCCACAGCCAGATAGCCAGACGCATTCACGTACACGGGCGAACCGTTGTAAATGCTTGAGGCAGTGCCTGCGGGGTCGATGAGATACGAACGGGTTGCACCTGCGTATGGTGTGCCACCCAGCTCATTCACGGGTTTTAGCCCGTATGGGGATGCTACTGATGCCATTTAAGGACTCCTTGTTTACTTAGAACCTGAACCAAACCCTTTGCCGCCACTGACTGAAGACTTGCGGTCCGCAAACAGGGGCATGCGAGGATCATTGTTTCGCATGAAGTGGTTGTCCACCGATTCCATCTGGTTTTGTGCTTGTCGGTCGTAATAGTCGTCCCGTGCGCGTGCTTTCTCGGCGATCATCTTGCAGAGCATGAGTCCGCCAATCTCCACGTTCCCGGTCTTCGCATTGCCTTCAATCATCAATTCCGGATGATCTTCTGCCTTGACTGGCTCCCAACCGTCGCGCATCTTTCGAGACACGTTGGTGGGTTCAGCTTGCCCTAATACGTGTGTAGCTACCCAGCGGTACACATATCCTGGCTCCGGGGTCGGATCAGGCAGTGCCGAGGACGGCGTATACACATAACGAGTTTGCTTGTCGCGTGACACAAGGTCACGGGGGGTACGGTTTTCAGCCATTTTGACTCTCCAATTTTGCTACTTGAGCAGCGTACTGCTGCGGGGTTAATCCAAATTTCTTTGCCAGTGCGACCTGGGTCTGAGTTAATTGGACTTTCTTGGCTCCCGACGAACGGGTCGCGGGAGCTGCAACGGCAGCAGGTCGTCTTGGAGAATCTCCCGACCTTGGCTTGTCTTCGGCACCACCGAAAACTTCGGGGAACTTCGACTTCACGCGATCATTTATTTGATCGAAATAATCATCACTGCGGGGGTCTACCCCGTTGTTGACTAGTTTTTGATGCAGCCCTAGTGCGTAGCTGGTAACTTCTTCGAACCCGTTTGCGCCAAACCACTGGTTTTTTGCCTGCCAGCGCAGGGTTTTTTCGTCTGGTTGCGCCTGTTCGGGTGCGCTTTGACGCGTTTGTACCTCATATTCTTCAGTTTGTAAAGGGGGTGGGCGAAAACTTTTCGCTTGCTCCAATTTCCACTTGGCGTCGGTCATTGCTTCCTGGGCTGCAATGATGGCATCAGTGTCAAACGCTTCCTGGGCATCCTTGTACTGGCGGCGGGCTTTCTCCAGTTCGGCTTCCGCCGCACTTTTAGCCATAGTGCCGTACTGCTCTG